CATAAACCTCAGCCTTGCCTATAAGGCCATTGCTAAAGGCCCGCATAGCCGAGTTGCCAGCAGACTTATGCGGAATATTTAAGTTTTGGCTAATCTCTGACGTGGTGCAATACGCGGTTTCATAAATGAAATCCAACACCAATTTGTCTAGCTGCTCGCGGGTCAGGTCTTGGGTTTCAGTCTCAACTTGATTAAAATCCACTTCTTGCGACGTTTCCACGCTGTCAATCATATTTAACTCAGGGGTATTTAATAATGAAACCTTTACGGCCATGTATTTCGTGCCTGAGTTGGACTTGTCTGCGTAATTGGGGACCAGTGTGGCCTCAACAATGTCAGACGGTTTTAGATCAATCCCCTCAATAACGTGTGAGGGGATAAAGACTTGCTCGTTTATTGGTTCAACGGCATGACCAAAAGCGAAGTTGTGCTTGTGGACGTTTGTTATGATTACTTCAGCTAACATTTGTAATTCCTTATTTATATGTTTAAGCAATTCTGATTCTCTTATTTGCCTTATTGCTCCTATTGCCCCTATTTGTTGGGGTTGGTGTCATTAATTTCTCATATTCATGGTCGCTTCGATCCCGGATGAAGTCTATTAGCTGCCCAACGCTTGAGGCTTCAGAGCGCTTCAAGAGAACAGGTGAGCTAACTATGCCGCGTTTTGTTCGAGCATAGTTCTGGCCAACTTCAACAAATGTTTCTCCGCGATCTTTCAGGACTTGAGCGATAGCTTTTCTTCGGTCTGAGAAATCGCTTGAAGATGAAATCTTCCTGCGATTATCAAGCATCATCTTTTCACGCTTCACCTTACCAATAATCCTAGCCATCTTGCCCTTCAACTCCACAACCGCATCTGGATGTTCGGGAGATAGGAGCGCACTTACCTCCTCGGCAAATGCGATGCCTTTCTCGCTAAGGGATGCCTTTACTTGTCGCAAGTCTCGCTCACATCTAACTAGCTTCAGTAATCCAGCGTCCTGAAGCGCTGATGTAACCCTGTGCATTCTAGCTTGATTAGTAGACATCGCCGTTTGCAGGTCTTTGAGGGTCATGCCTTCGCAATCCCTAGTCTCGCAAATGAAACTGAATACGGTTATGTGATCCGATTGCAAACCGACATTTAAGCCAGAGAAATGATCCAGAAACATTGTGTTTATCTTTATGAGATTTATCATCGTTATTTACTTCCTTGTTTTAGATTTCTAAGTTTGATTTTCTCGCGGCAAACCATAGCCGCTCAAGTGGTGACAATTTATTTTGATCCATAGCCCAGCCTTTGCCGTGGCCTAAATCCATCTCGATTGCCTTATCCATAAACGTGGCCTTAGACGCGTATCCTGCCACGTTGAATTGGTCTGGTCGTATCTGACAGACCAGCACCGCGCAGTCTGCTTTGAATGCCTCCTTTTTCTTAAACAGTAGACGCCCGCCCTTGTGGAACGTGGCCTTCACATCGACAGAAATATCATCAAGCCAAAGGTCATGGCCGTCATCAACTCCCATGGAATAGTCGTGATCAAGGTTGAAAACCTTGGACACGGCTACCTCCGCTTTAACACCCAGCAAATCCAAATCAGCATCGCTTCGCCCATTGTCTCGCCGCTGGTTCACAACGCCTGAAGCCCTAGCAAGCTGCCAGCGTAACGCAGCGGCCTGATTGCACTTGGACATTTCCTTTGGTGAAAGCTTAACGAGCATGATTTTAGCCTTGTTTTAAAGGGGTTTTGCGTTGGACAAAACCCTATGTAGGTTTTGTCTAATCCTTCAAAATGCGATGGACAATCATGCGATGAATGCCGCTATCCCCGTCCAAGTCTAAACCCTGCGACAAGTACTCATTGTGTATCTTGCGGCGGTTTTTAATGGACGCGGTTGAGAACACTTGCTTTTGCGGGTTGGAGAATTTCCAGAACCAAGCAAGCCCCATGTAGTCAGGCGTGCCAATAAGCTGGCGATCAGTCTCTGTAAGCTTCATCATCGCGCCAATGGTTACGTCCGGCAAATCAATATTAACGGTCATCGACTTCGCCCTTCCATGTAATGCCGTGTTCAGCAAAGCGTTCCATTTGGTACTCGTTGGGCTTACACTTGAGGTAATGGAATATCATGCCAGAAATAGAGCCAAAGTCTTTGAATTGGCGAAATGAAAGGCGGGCATCGTGCATTTGAATAAGCGCGGCAAGCTCTGAAGACGTTTTGGATATGCAGCGCTTGTCCTCGCAAAAACCGTCAAAAGACGGGTTCCAATCAAATGTCTCTGAAAGCAATTCAGCGGACCGAATGAAGACAACCAAATCGTCATATTCAAGGTCCAAGAAATAATCAACGGACTCGGAAAGGCTTGTGCTTGAATGGAATAAGTCGTCTAGCGCTTCACGCTCATCGCTGCCAAGTGCGTCTAGGTCTTTACCGCGTGCAATATACTTGCATTTAATCTTTCCCCAGAACTCCGGTGTTTTGTGTAAATCGGTCATATCGTAAACTCCTTGTTTGTGTGTGCCTACCTTAAATCAGAACCGCAATATCTTTGCAATAGCTTATTTCACTTGCAAGCATATCCCCACAATATATAGTCAAATTAACATAAAAAGGGGAATACCAATGACTGACAAGAAAAAGCTAATCGGATTTAGCGACGCGGCAGAACAGCAAATCAGCAGTGCCGCACGCCAACTCGGCCTAAGCTTCAGCGCATTTACGCGCAGCGCTGCGATTGAAAAGGCTAGTGCGTTGGTTGAAGCCAAAGCACCGGCGGCAGACTAATGCTGATATATGGCATAGATCCGGGTTTCTCAGGAGCCATTGCCCTGTATTGGCCAGGCAGCAACACGATAGAGGTTCACGATATGCCCGTGATGAAGAACCCAAAGGGCAAGACGATCATCAACCCTCACGGTGTGCTGGACATCCTCGCAAACGAGGGTTCGGGCAAATCGCTGGCTGTAATTGAGCAAGTTGGAGCTATGCCCGGTCAAGGCGTATCCAGCATGTTCAGGTTCGGGCAGGGGCTTGGGGTTGTCGAGGCTTGCGCCGCAGCAAGCAAGCTGCCGCTGCATTATGTAACGCCAGCAAAATGGAAGAAGCATTTTAACTTGACCCGTAACAAGGGTGTGAGCCGGGGTTTGGCGATGCAAAGGTTCCCGGATTTTGCGTCAAAGTTTAGCAGGGTTCGCGATGATGGGCGGGCCGAAGCGGTGCTAATTGCGCTTTACGCGGCAGAAACTATGGCTTGAGGGAATTGGGCCGCTGTATGAATTGTGTATGAATTGCCGGACTATATAAACAAGGGGTTTGAGGCTGTGATTATTACAATTATTACGCTATTATTACACTAATATTACAATCGGGTGTCTGTGTATGAATGTAAGAAAGTGTGTGAAACACACTTTATTATTACATCATACACCTTGGGCAGAACAGGAGGGATAAGATGGTTCAAGATAGAATAGAAAAGATCAAAGCTTGGGTAGATCATGGGATCAAATCAGGCCGGGCAATTGTCCATTCTGCCGGAACGCATAAGCCGAGACGGTTGCAAGGGTTTGACGATCGGCTGAACGCTTGCCGGTGTATTGGCGAATTAGAGGGATTTGCAAACCGAAGACAGTTTGATCCGACATTGCCGCGCTGGACTACTGAACAACGTGCGGCCATCATAACCCGAAAGGTTGGGATGCTTAATGTTGTGAAGCGCAAGCGTAAATGATGCAGGGGCTTGATATAAGGCCGCACAAGGCGGTATGGGTGTTATGCGGGTGTCCTCCCTACATATAGGCTCGCACAACTAGCTAGGCGGCTTCCCACAGTCGTCTAGCGCTTTTTACATAAGGTGAAAAAATGGGGTTCCCGATCGAATTTCAAATACTTCTTGAGAATTGCTCAGACGGGCCAGAAGCTGATGAAGAGTTGGACTTGCTTGCAGATTACGTAGGACAGCGCATGCAGGACGGGGCAGAGCCTGAAATAATGCTGCAAGCGCTGGCTGAATGTTTATATGGGCTGAATGACAGCCCCATGCTTAGCGGCGAAACAATCCACTGAATAAAAAAAAGCCCCACATGATTGCAGGGCTTTGATTTACTTGGTTGGACGTGATCGCGGCCGGATGTTGAACCCTGATGGCGTATCTGTTGCCGTACACTGAGCCATACTGTCGTGATATTCAGCGCGAACCGTGGGGAATATTTCATCCATTGCATTAGCGCAACTTGGTTGATCCTTGAACGCTATTTGGGAAACGTATGTTGTGCCGTCGAATGTGTACGTTAGGACTAGCAAAAAGAAATACGTCATTGCTTACCCCATTGCGCCGCCATTGCGTCAGCTATGCCTTGGTATGTTGTGCTTCGAATTTTCCATCGGTCAGGCGATGGCGGCAAGTAGTGCAGGCGTTCGCGCAGGTTCTTTGGCAACTTCATCATTTCATCATATACGTTGCTGGTCTCCTGCAAGTTTGGCAGGCCGTGCAGGAACAAGCCTGTTTTCTTTTGCTCCATGTGTCCGAACTGATAAGGCTGAACAAATTGCGGCGCGTTCATTCCGCCAAGCCTTCGCAAAACGCCAACAGGGTTTTCCATGCAAACGCGGGGCGACGCGGACTTCATGGCTTTCCATAAATCAACGGTCCATTCAACGGAAGCAAGACGTTCAGCATATTTTGGTTGGCCTTCGCCGTATGTGCTATTGCCAGCAACTGTAAGCGCCGTGCAAGGCGGGTGAGCGATTATCAAATCCCAATCTTGCTTCAACATATCATAAACGTCACCTTGATGATGCGGGCCGTCATTGTCTGTCGGTAGCAGGTCGCACGACATAGCGTCGTGACCTTGCTTGATGAACGCGTCTCTAACAGTGCCAGAGTATTCACAGGCGACCAGAACTCTCATGTTATTAGGCTTTGCTTATAAGCCGCGTGATAGGCATCGCGCGCCCTAACGAAACGTTCGGTCGTGGCCCTCATTTCAGCCTTAGTGCCAGCGCAGTTTGCAAGGTCAGCCGCATCAAATTCGGCCTTCAGTGTTTCAAGGTTTTTCATTGCGTTGCTCCTTATGTGTTCAAGATTATGGGAAGGTATAGGGCGGCGCTTGCAGCGATACCCATGACCGCGCCTATGGCTAGGTTGGAAAGCATGGTGTTGCGGGCTTGGCGGGCTTTACGTTGGCGGCTAGTCATTATGCAACCCCGCGTTCTGCGGTGAAGGAATACAGCGGCGCGGCGTTTACGAAGATCATACCGTCTTTGATGTGTCCGCCAATGTAGTCACCTTCCCAGCCTAACGCGTCTGCTAACAGTTTTGCAGCGACAAGGTAATTATCGTCTGAGTTATCTAGCGAGAAATCCGTAGGTATTGTGATCGAACGAAACGCGCCTGAATGGGTAGCCTTATAGCGAGCGCCAAGGGTTTCGGTTTCGCCTAGGTATTTTACGGTAATTGTTTGCATTTGATTAATTCCTTGTTTGTGTTGTGATTAGTTTGCTGCAAGCTTGATGAATGTCTGACAAGCGCGTTCAAAACCGTGTGAAGCAATGCCTGATTTAAATTGCGCTTGTGTGACGTTGCGGCCATTACTATTGCGCAATTGAACGCGATGCTCTGAGCTGTTGGCCTTGTCAGTGATAACTAGGTATCCGGCGTGATAATCGGTGTCATAGGTGTCAGTGATGTTGTTCATTGTGTTGTTCCTTTGTTTGTCTACTTGTACAACCTATATATGCGAACGATATACATAGTGCAAGACCTAATGTGAGATAGTGTGAAGAAATACATACATCATCACACAGCCTGACACTGACACACATATCCGGGCGCGTACTGATCAGCCCTAAGCTTGTCAATCATTAGGGCAGTAATGCTTACCTATGTTAGACAGGTCAGTAATGCTTACCTATATTAAGTAGGTCAGTAATGCTTACCTATATGCTGAATTTGCCCCCCCCATCTCGCTTTTCTGGGGGTACTATTATTATTATACAAAACACACACACGGGACACCCCCCTGTACCCCATTGCCATACATGCACTAAACCATGTAAAAAAAATATAAAACAGGAGTACATCAAATGGCAGGCAGAGCTTTACGCAGGCGCATCCTTGAGGACGTCAAAAAGCGAGGCGGCGCTGAATACGTGTTAGATCAGGTTGGCTCAGGTCGCACACTGGCGCAAATTGCCACCGACTATGGGTGCAGCCGCCAGTACCTCAGTGCCTCGCTCAAGAGTGTGCCTGAGTATTACGATGCGTTGGTCAAGGCTCGTCAGGAATCCGCTGATGCGCTGGTTGAGGAGGGTCTGACTATGGTTGACGCTCTTGATGGCCAAAGCACAACGCAGGAGATTGCTGCCACGCGCGAGAAGGTTCAGTGGCGCAAGTTTATGGCAGGCTCATACAATCAGGAGCGGTACGGGAATCGGCCCCAGACCAACGTGACCATATCTGTGAGCGACATGCACCTAGACGCGTTGCGCAAGGTTAATTCAGATATTGCCGCGATTGATGCTGAGGACCGGCAGCGTGAGGCTAACGCTATTGACGTTGATTACGAGGATGTGACCGATGACTGAAGATAACCCACTAGAAGAGTTTGTGCTGCGTTACCGTGATGATCCTGCATTGTTTGTGACGGAGGTGCTTGGCGCTACACCATACCCGTATCAGGCTGAGTTTCTCAATGCCTTGGCTACGGGCGAGCGCAAGATGTCTGTGAGGTCTGGCCACGGTACGGGCAAATCCACGACTGCATCATGGGCTATGCTCTGGTTTGTTTTGCTGCGTTTTCCCAACAAGGTTGTTGTGACTGCGCCTACGTCTGGCCAGTTGTTTGATGCTTTATTTGCCGAGTTAAAGCGTTGGATTAACGAGCTGCCTGACCAGCTCAAGGTGTTGCTTACTGTTAAGGCTGACCGCGTAGAGCTTACTGCTGCGTCATCTGAGGCTTTTATTTCGGCCAGAACGTCACGCGCAGAAACGCCTGAAGCCTTGGCTGGGGTTCACTCAGCGAATGTTCTGCTGGTTGTGGATGAGGCGTCTGGTGTGCCTGAGAAGGTGTTTGAAGCTGCTGCTGGCTCAATGTCTGGTCATGCTGCAACAACGATACTCATGTCCAACCCGACGCGTTCGTCTGGTACGTTCTTTGAGAGCCAAACACGTATGGCATCATCTTGGTGGACGCGCAGATGGTCCTGCGTTGATAGCCCGCTTGTGTCTGAAGAGTTTGTTGATGAGATGCGTGCTAGGTACGGCGAGGAGAGCAATGCGTTTCGCATTCGTGTGCTGGGCGAGTTCCCAATGGCGGATGATGATACGATTATTCCGTTTCACTTGGCTGACAGCGCAATTAAGCGCGATATTGAGGTTACGCCTGACGCGAAGCCTATATGGGGCTTGGACGTTGCGCGCTTTGGTGCGGATAAGACTGCGTTGTGTAAGCGGTACGGCAATGTTGTGACTGAAATTTCGTCATGGCAGGGTTTGGATTTAATGCAGACAGTTGGGCGTGTGATGGCCGAATACGAGGGCTTATCGCCCTCTATGCGGCCTAGCGAGATACTTGTTGATAGCATTGGTGTTGGCGGTGGTGTTGTGGATAGATTGCGTGAGCTTGGCGCTCCTGTTCGTGGCATTAACGTGGGTGAGGCACCTGCAATGGGCGGTACTTACATGAATTTGCGGGCGGAGCTTTGGTTTAAGACGAAGGGTTGGCTTGAGGATAGATCGTGCAAAATTCCGAATGATGATCAATTGCTGGCAGAGCTAACGTCAATACGTTACGCATTTACGCCCAGCGGTAAGATGAAAGCTGAGAGTAAAGATGATATGCGCAAGCGTGGGTTGAAGTCTCCCGATTTGGCTGACGCTTTGTGTTTAACTATGGCGTCTGACGCTGCAACGGCCCTGTCTGGCTCCATGTCTACGTGGAAGAAGGAGATTAGGCGGAATTTGCGGGGGATTGCATGAAGCAGGTTGCCTTTGGCCAGTTGCGGCCTCATTTGAAAAATATCGTTATGACAAAGTGGATTAAGCAGTACATGGCGAAGGGTTTAGACTTGGAAGATGCCCAGTATGCGGCGCGATGGCGTGCTGGCACATGGAAGCTAAACAAGCGCATGAAAAAGGTAATGGAAGCTTTGGGGGAAGTGTGATACGTTTGCTTCAAATTTACCAGAAAAAGGGCGGTTTACCGTGGCTGAAAAAAAATTCCTTGATTTCCTAGACCGTTTTGACGGCGGTGGCATGGGCAAATCTGGCGAAAAATTTGAGGGCGGTGGATTGTTGTCTATGCTCGGTAATTTGTTTGCTGACCCATATGGCTCTGACGATAAGGCCCGCATGGCATCTCGTGATGCGTTTTACAATGCTCAAGGCGATGCTGTACCAGCACCAACTTTGCTTGCTCCAAGAGCTGGCGGTAATGCTGGCGTTGAAACTTCTCTACGTCCGCAAGCTCGACCTCAATCAGTAGCAGAACGCGGCATGGGTCTTGATCCATTTGGCGGTGCTGGCCCGAACGTATCAGGTGCGGCTGCGGAACGTGGTATGGGCCTTGATCCATTTGGCGGTGCGGGTCCAAACGTGTCAGGTGCAGCAGCAGAGCGTGGTATGGGTCTTGATCCATTTGGTGGTTTTAGCCCAAATTCTGCAGGTCCATTTAATCCCTCAAGCGCAGCACCAGTCCAGCCTGTAGCGCCCGGTATGCCTACTGGTCTAAATATGTCACAAACGCCTGATGCTGACATAGTTCAGGGGCTTCAGGGGGGTTTACCTGCCTCACCTTCTCGTGGTGCCGATCCGAGTTACGGCGACCCTCTTTCACCTATGGGCTTTGATCGCTACCTCTTGGAGAAATTTGACCCTCAATTTGTAAACAGGGTGAGAATGAATCCGGAGCAATACAATACAGCGTATGACGTATATGTCCGCAACGGCGGACGATTGAATTAAGGATTACTCTAATGAAAGCACCAGTATTCAAGACCTGCAAGGGTTGCCCTACACCTGCCGCTTGTAAGCGTGCTGGTAGGTGCCTCAACAAAAAGCGCAAGTAGTGGGACTTTATAGCAACATTGCCGCCAAGAAGAAGCGGATAGCCGCTGGCTCTGGTGAGAAGATGCGTAAGCCCGGCGCGAAGGGTGCGCCCAAGGCTTCGGCGTTCAGAGCTGCGGCTAAAACTGCCAAGAAGGGCAAGAAGTAATGTCAATTACAACCTACGATGAGCTAAAAACAGCAATCGCTGACTTTTTAAACCGCGATGACCTTGCTGGCACCACTGGCACGTTCATCTCGTTGGCTGAAGCTGACATTCAGCGCAAAATACGTCACTGGCGTCAAGAAAAGCGCAGCACTGCTGAAATTGATACGCAGTATAGCGCAATTCCTGCTGATTTTCTGGAAATCATACGTTTTTACGTTACTTCGGGCGACACAAGGCCGCTTGAGCTGATTAGTCAGGCTGAATTGCTGGATCGCAAGCGTCTTGCAATGAATACTACTGGGACACCTTCGTATTATGCGCTGACTGCGGGTGAAATTGAGGTTTATCCAGCTCCAGACGCCACATATACAGTTGAACTGTATTATTTTGGTCGCGTTCCTGCGTTAAGCGACAGCGAGACGACAAATTGGCTGCTGCAATACTTCCCTGACGTGTATTTGTACGGTGCCTTAATGCACACTGCGCCATATTTAAAAGACGACGCACGGCTTCAAGTGTGGGCGGCTTTGTATCAGCAGGGAATTGATGCTATAAACGCTTCAAGCGAAAAGGCAAAATTTGGCGGTTCAGGCCGTCGCATGAAAATAAGGGCGTACTAACATGAGCTTCTCAAATACATTCGAAACCCGCGTACTTACATGGGTATTTACGGCAGGCGGCGCAACACGGCCAACTGAGTGGCATGTTGCTTTATACACGGCGTCACCCGGCGAACCCGGTGGCGGCACTGAAGTTTCTGGCGGCGGATATGCGCGTCAGTCTGTTGCGTTTACGGTATCCGGCAACACGGCATCAAATACTGCCGCGCTTGAGTATCCCACAGCCACATCAGCCTACGGCACAGTTACAGACGTTGGCGTGTTTGATGCGGCCACTGGCGGCAACTTAATTGCATACGCTGCGTTGACCACATCCAAGACAATCGACACGGGCGATGTGCTGCGTCTTCCAGCAGGCGATCTTGATATTACGCTAGACTAATGGCTGAGTATCGCAGCGGATACGGTAAAAGCGCATACGGCTCGTATAACTACGGGCTGGATGGCTCTATTCTGGTGGCTGCCTCAACGATAGTCACTGTTGGTGCCGTTGCCGCTGCGTCAACACGGGTTCGCTTAACTGCGTCTGTTGTTGTTGGCGTGTCTGTTGCTGATTCTGACGCAATTAGGGTGCGTGAAGCATCCGCAAGCACTTCTGCGTCGTCAGGCATGACTTCAGCGGCCCAAAGGGTGCGTGAAGGCGCTTCACAGGTTACATCAGCGTCGTCAGCAACATCTAGCGGCCTTCGGGTGCGTGAGGGTGCTGGAACCGTATCAGCAGCGGCCAGTGTGGTGTCCAGCGCTATGCGTGTGCGTGAAGGTGGCGCTACATCACTGCCAGCACTGTCAGGCTCTGCGCAGGCTCAAGTTACTATTATTGTGTCTGCGTCGCTTGATGCCGTTAGTACATTTGTAGCAACGTGTAACCGCGTTCAGTTTGACAGTGCTTCGATTATCGCTGCGTGCAGTGCCACTTGTAATATGATTGAAAAGTGGGAGCCTGAACCCAACACGCCTGAAACATGGACGCCAGTTGATCCCGCGACGGAAATATGGCACACTGCATCTAACGCGTCTACAGACTGGACCGCGCCTTCCCCGTAATTTTGAGATACCGCGCCGCCCAAAGGGGCCATGCGCCGACAGGAGAGTAACATGGCAGATACAACCACAACGGCATATGGCCTTACGAAGCCAGAAGTTGGCGCGTCCGAGGACACTTGGGGTACAAAGATCAACACTGATCTTGATACGCTAGA